AGAGTTTACAGACCAATGTATAAAAATTCTTGATAACTACAAAGGCTCAAAGGATAAAGAGTATAAAAGTGATTACAGAGCCATTTTAAGCTGGGTTGTGGACGAAGCTAAGAAAAGAAAGCAAGAGAGCAAATACAGCTCAAAGAAAACCGCATATAACGATTATAGCCAAAGAAGCTATGAGAATTTAGATAGCTTATATGCGAATATTAAGGGGGAAAAATGAAAAAGATTATAGGAATTTTAATAGCAATTACAGGAGTTATTTTAGGAATATATGTTGGAGTTTGGCTAATGTTTGTGGGAGGAATAATACAGATAGTTAATTCAATAAATCCTGCAAATGGGCTAGGGATAGCATTAGGAATATTGAGGATAGCATTCTGCGGAATTGGAGCGTCTATTGCCCATTTAGGAGTGGTAATAGGTACAGGAATATTTTTAAAAGATTAGAAGAGGAGGAAAAATAAATGAAATTTAAAGTTGGAGATAAAGTAAAATTTATAGGGGAAGTTGCAAATCATAGGGTTCATGGAGAAAATTTACAAGCAGATATAGAAAAATATAATAATAGATTTACTATATCCAGAATATCAACAACTGGTTATGTAGAATTTAAAGAAAATGAGTGTTGGTGCATAGAATTTGACGAAATTGAATTAATCTTAGAAAAACAATTCGCAAAATCAGATTTGCAAAATGGAGATATAGTTACATACAGAGACGGCAGGAAGAAGATTGTGTTTGAAGATAAATTTTATGGCAGTAATCATTTTGTATTATTGAAATATTATACAGAGGATTTGAAGGACATAGATGGTGAGGAAGAGAACGACATAATCAAAGTAGAAAGGCCAGTCAAATATGAAACAGTCTTTGAGAGAAAAGAAGAAATACTTGATGAAACAGAGAAGAGATACTTAGCAAGTGTAATTAAACCATTTAAAAATAAAATTGAGACTATTGAGAAAACAATCAAAATTGGCGATAGTAGCTTATGTTATTTAATAATGTTGCTAAAAAATAATGACATGGCAAATTTACCTAATTTCAAAAAAAATTCTATGTATAAAGGAATGGAAACAAACAAGAAATACACCTTAAAAGAATTAGGTTTGTAACGGAAGGAGTGAAACAAATGAGTACAATAACACAAACTACAAGACAAATGAGTTTTGATGACATACAAGATAAAACAAAAATAAGATACATACAAATATTGAATAGATTAGACAAGCCTAAAACGGCCAAAGAGTTGGCTGTGGAGTTATTTGACTTAGGGTTTATTCCAAGCACAGAAAGAAATTACACCGCTCCACGTTTGTCAGAACTAGAAGATATGGGAATGGTAAAAGCAATAGACAAAAAGAAATGTGAGTATACAGGCAAAACAGTAGCTGCTTATGAGAGGACATTGAAGGGATTTGAAGCCCTAAATATGAATCATATTTCAAGAATTTATTAGGAGGGGATTATGGAAGAATACAAAGAGTATGAAGAATATTTAAAAAATTTAAAAAATCTAGTTCATAATCTTAATCAAAAGCAATATGAAGAACTTAATGAATTTTTAATAAATATGGAGCAATCAATAGATGCAGATACCACATTAAAAGAAATAGAAAGATATATTAAAAAATATAAAGCTAAAAACAAAATATTATTTATAACATTTAAAACAAGAAACATTAATAAGTTAGCACATATTTGTAAGTACATAATAGAGTTAGAGTGGCATAACGAATGGGCAATAGCAGTAGCAGGACAAAGTACACCAACGATATTTGGTTGGTTTGATGTTTAAAAGGGAGAATGATATGAGTTATCAACAATTAGAACGGAATCTGTGCAAAAGCACTGAAATATGGACTATGTAGACGGATGTCAACAATTAGAAAACATTTATTTTCGAGGAGTTAAACAGTGCAAGTATGTTACAGATGTCGAAGGGGAACAAATTAAATTAGAGTTAGATAAACAGGAGAGAATATGGAAATAGAAGATATTTTAAAATACACATTAACACTCTTTAAAGATATAGATAAAAGACTATCAGAGTTAAGAAATCAACAAAGTATTTGGGATATTAAACAAGATGAGCTACTGCATTATATAGAAAATCACAATATAGATGCAGTTAGATCATGTAAAATAGTAAAACAATTGAAATATGTAAGGGGAGAAAGAAGAAAAGTAAAAGATGAAATAGATGTAGTAGTGTCATTGAAAAATACTTTTATTGATAAATATAAAAACAAGTTTATAGAAAAAGATTTAATACAAGCGTTGAAAAATTTAAAAGAATTAGAACAAAGGAAAAACAATCCTAAATATACATATCAGTATTTAACTGAAGAATTGGAGATAAAAGATGAAAATATTAGCAATAGATCCACGGAAATATAGAGAGTGCATATTGTGTTGTAGACAGTGAAACATACAAGATAGTAAAAAAAGAGAAAATTCAAAACGAAGAGCTACTTCTTCACATGAGATATGCAGAATATGAAAAAGTGGTCATAGAAATGGTAGCATGCTATGGTATGCCAGTTGGAAAAGAAGTTTTTGATACTTGCATTTGGATAGGTAGATTTATACAAGAAGCAGATGAACTAGGAGCAGTATATGATTATATATACCGCAAAGAAGAAAAGATGAATTTATGTAATTCAATGAAAGCAAAAGACTGTAACATTAGACAAGCACTAATAGATAGATTTGGTGTAGTAGGAACAAAGAAGAATCCAGGTTGGTTTTATGGATTTAAAGCAGATATATGGAGTGCATATGCAGTAGCAGTTACATACTTAGATAAAGAGAAAGGAAAATTTAAAAATGAATAAAAAGGATATTGTAGATACAATTTTTATTTTAGCAGTATTTTTAGTATTACTGATAATGGTTGAAAGCAGAGGACATAAGCTTGATAAGAAGCAACTAGAAGTTAATGAATTACAAAATAAAGTAGAGCAACAGATAGAACTTATAGATGCTCTACAGCAATAGGGGAGGAGAATATGGATAATTTACTATTTAGAAATGTTATATGCAAAGGATATTTAAAGAGAAAAGAAACAAAACATGTATATAATTCCACAATATATGATGAATACATAGAAGATGATGTTTCAATAACATTAAATCAAGGTGGTAGTTGTGAACAAGAAATTTATGAATTTGTAGAAAAAGAATTTGAAGGAATTTGCGTTGGAATATTTACTAAAAATACAAGAAGAGAATATGTAGATTGTGTTTATGATATAAGTGGAGAACAGTTTATACATACAGAATTAAAGGAACCTATACAAGCAGCAAAAGTATTTTTTGGAAATAACAAAAGTAAAATAGTTCCTATTGATAAAGTAGGAACATACCAACCACCATTTTAAAAAGGAGAATAAATATGTGTGAATACTGTAAAAAGATAATAAATAATAAGAGAATATTAGATATAGACAATGAAGAAGAAACGCATATGGAAATTATTAATCAAAAAAAGTCTTGGGGCTATATGTTATATGTTGAAATAGAAGGACAAGACAATGATGGATATAAGCCAAGTCAGTTCTTTCAAATAAATTATTGCCCGATGTGTGGCAAAAAATTGGTAAAGGAGTGAATAAGATATGAGTTGCAAAGCTAAATTAAGACAAGATATAAAAGATAGGGGTAAAACAAGTGTAGAATTTGTTTTTGAAGGCAAGCCTAGATACTTTTGTTATGGATATATAGACCAACGTACAGAGAAATTAATAGATGAGTGTAGAGAATGCCCAGAAAACGTTTACAGAGCAGATGAAGTTATGCGAGATTTAAAAAAAGGAAGAAAAACTGTATATGATGGTTTAAGAAATAGAACGTCTAAAATTTTCAAGGAGAGGAGTGATACCTAGTGAAAACGGCTAATAGAGATTTAAAAATATTCACTAAAAATATTGAAGAAGAAGCAATAAAACAAATAGATGAATTATTAGAGCAAGAACCATTTAAAGACTGTAAAGTAAGAATAATGCCAGATGTACATGCTGGAAAAGGCTGTGTAATAGGTTTTACAGCCGATTTAGGAAATAAAGTTATACCAAACATTGTTGGAGTAGATATAGGCTGCGGAATGCTATGTGTAGAATTAGGTAATATCAATTTAGATTTAGGGAAACTAGACTATATAATAAATGAATATATACCAGCAGGAAGAAATATAAGAAAACAAAAAATAATGGATTTTGAAAAAATAAAAGAATTGTATTGTTTGAGAGAATTAAAAGAAAGTAAAAAATTTGCTAGAGCATTAGGAACATTAGGTGGTGGAAATCATTTTATAGAAGTTGATATAGATGACGAAGGTAACAAATATTTAGTAATACACACAGGAAGTAGAAATTTAGGCAAACAAGTAGCTGACTATTATCAAAACTTAGCAATAGAATTATGTTCTGGAAAAGAAGAATATTTTTATAAAAAAGAAAAATTAATTAATGAATATAAACAACAAGGGAAAAAATCAGAAATACAAAAAGCATTAAAAGAATTAGAGAAAGAATATAAAAACAATAAACCTAATTTGCCAAAAAATTTATGCTATTTAGAAGGGAAATATAGAGAAATGTATTTACATGATATGAAAATATGTCAAGAATATGCAAGTTTGAACAGATTGCAAATAGCAAAAGAAATTTTAATGAACTATTTTCAATTAACATATGTTCCAGAAATAGATTATCCACCTATTATGAACAATAGATTTGAAACAATACACAATTATATATCTTTTGAAGATAATATAGTGAGGAAAGGAGCTATATCAGCTAAAAAAGGCGAAAAAGTTCTAATACCAATAAATATGAGAGATGGAAGTATTATAGCGGCAGGGAAAGGAAATAAGGACTGGAATCAATCCGCACCACATGGAGCAGGAAGAATAATGTCAAGAATGAAAGCAAAAAAAACGTTCGAACTAGAAAAATTTAAAAAAGCTATGGAAGGTATATATACAACATCAGTTGTAGAAGAAACGATAGATGAAGCTCCGTTTGTGTATAAATCTATGCAAGAAATAATAGAGAATATACAAGACACAGTGGAGATTAAAAAAATAATAAAACCAATCTATAATTTTAAAGCAAAAAATTAGGAGGTGTTCTAGTGAAAGGAAATAGTATAGAAGAAGATATAAAAATAGCACTTGATAAATTTTCAGATAATAAAGATATAGATTCTGCGATACTCATTGTTGAAAAGTTTATATTAGGAAACTATATTCTTAGAGGTGGAAGAAAAAACATTGTGAAAGATAGCTTACGATATATTTTATCTGATTATAAAAAAGTATTAAAAGAGAATGAAGAATGGGACAGAAAGTTTTGTAATTTACAGAATTTATATTTTAAATTACAAGATGAATCGGAATCAAAACGAAAAGAATGGCAAGAAGCATATAAAAGTGAAAAGAAAATGAAAAATGAATATGTAAAACTTTATCAAGATATATTATTGAAAGAAAATGTTATTCCAGTTCAAAAAGTAAAAGACAAGATAAGACATTATCAAGAATTACAAGATAATTATATTAAAAAATATGATGAAAT